CTGTTGTAGGTCTTGGTATCGTGTTCTTATCTTATGATGGCATCTATTCTATCAACATTAACCTTGATTACAACGACAATCCTACTGTAAAAAACATTACTCCACATCTTCGAGATACCTTTGCTAGGATTAATAAAGATGCAATGGCAACTGCAACAGCAGTTTATAGCAAGAAGAGGAAAGAGTTTATAGTACATTTTCCTGTCGATGGCTCTCCAATAAACAATCTAGGACTTGTACTGCATGTTGACAAAGGCTCTTGGTCAGTCAGGGAGAATATACCTGTAGGTAAAATGATAGTAAATGCAGGTGGAGATGTAATCTTTGGAATCGCAAACGATGCTACAGCCACACAAGAACGTGGACTTATGGTCTTGTCGAAGAAAAGAGCTGCAGGAACGCAACTTGTAGCAGATAATATGACAGACAATCCTGCACTGACATCTACAATAAGGTCTGCATGGCTAGACTTTGGAGATGCATCTCTTAAAAAGAAGATACATTCTGTGTATTTGTTTGTAGCTACAGGTGGTAATCAAGACATTGCTATGGATTACTACATGGATTTTAACTATAACTCGCAAGACTCTACAGTAGGTTTACGTCAACAACGCCCTGACTTTGCTGACCAAGAAGTTTATGATTTGGTTACTCTCGATGGTGGCTCTTTTTGGGAAGAGCCTTTGGTTACTACCATCCGCTATGATGTTTATAGCCAAGCTTGCTCTCACTTTCAGTGGAAGATAAGTACTACAGCAGACATGCATATTATAGGTTATGCTGTGGACTATACATCAGCAGGAATGAGAGTCATAAAAGGGAAGAAGTTATGAGTAAGAAATGGACAGAAGCTTACCCAAGGGACAATTCCATTGTTGATTATAAACAATTCAATGAAGGCTACAACGCATATAAGTCAAGCTTCAATGGTGGAATCGATAGAACAATGACACCTAGTGGGGTGTTGAGTGATGTAACAGTTAAGGATGGAGCTTTTCACAGGTGTAATATATTTTTTCAAGGAGATATGAATGTTCTTGTTGACACAAGCACAGGTACGTCTGGTATTGGTGATTTTCGTGGTCTTTCTTACAATACTTATGCAGGTGGGTGGTTAACTGTTGATAGTTTTACAATTAATAATTTAAAAGACGGCATGTTGCATTGGGAGTTTAACACTCATATATATAACAATACAGAACATAGTGACCACAATCCCAAGTTTACTTCACTAAGACTTTTGTTTGATGGAGTTGAGGTATGCACAGCTTATCAGATTCCTGCTCCTATATTAACTTATAGAATGGTTTGTGATGTACCTGTTACAGCATCACCTAATACTGTGACAGTACAAGCTAGAAGTGTAGCACCAAGCACAACAGAAAATTTTAAATGTTTATTTTCTTTGTTGGCAATGAGGCATTTGTTTGTTGGGAGATGGCGATGAGTACTATAGACAACAGCAATCCACCAGGAAGAGGAAAGCCTTTAACGAGTACAGATCTAAACACTTCCTTTACAGAAGTAAATAATGCTTTTCCTTTGGATGGTGACAACGTTCGCAATGAAGGTTTAGATCAACCTGTCTTTGCTACTTATCCTTCATCAGGACAATCAGGTATAATACTTAAAAATGCAGATGCTGATTTAGACTCTTCTACTTATATTGTACCTGCTAATACTGCTACTACTGCTCCATATAATGGTTTAACAACTATTCATTCATGGACGAAATTAATTAATCTTGCACAAAATGATATACTAAGAGTGTATTGGCAATTTGATAATGAAGTTGCAGGTTTTGTTAGTGGAAATCCTATAACCGATGATACTAATGCAACTGCTTGGGTAGTTTGGTTAGAGTGGCAAATAGGTGGTACTACTTGGAGTCCAGTACCAAATCAATCAGATTTTGTTGATATACAAGTTAGTCCTGCAACACATGGTGCTTCATCTTTAAAAACCTATGCGACTACATTTGTAAATCATGTTTATATTTATAAAAAAATATCAGATGTAAATCATTCATTTTATATTCCTCCTGCAAGAAGTTCATACGGTAGTTGGTGTTTTAAAGCGGATACATCTTATTTAATTACTGGATTAAGATTACAGGCTAGAGGATTAGTGCAAAACTTTTATAATAGTGCGCCAGTTTCTGGGCCTGCTGTAAATGCTTGGGAACTTGTTGATAGTCCATCAGCAACATATCAAATGACAGTTAACAAAAGCTACCTTGCTTTTCTGCAAATGAGAGAACAATGAGTATTACTTTTCCAAAAACATGGGTAGGTGGTGAAACTTTAAAAGCCGAAGATACCAGAAACAATCTAAATGCTATGAGAAATAAGCAACAAGGGTTGGGTTTAACTGATTTAGAGTTATCCGCAGAATGGGTCGATACACATCACATAATGCAAGGAAGGTACACATCAACCACAAACATTGTTGAAAACGTTTCAGGGGTATTTGGAGGCCGTAGCAATGGAGCTTTTCACAATAATCAAAGTTATTGTTCTCGATGGTTTTCAAATAGAGTAGCATCATCGACAGGACAAGATATACCAATACAATATACCAACTTAACTTTTAATATAATTAGGCCTTGTACATTATTTTTTCAATGGTCGATGGTTCATCAAAGTCCTTCAGATGGAAATGGTACAACAGGACAAACTTTATTATATATAAATGGTAAAGATATATATACACATGTTCCACATATAGCCAAAGAGCAACCAAATGGTTCAGCTTTGGATGTTTTAATAGATGGAACTAGAGTAACAAATGGTATTTTGTTAACAGACATTAACAAGCAAATATTACAATACAGTATAGGTCTGTATGCAGATTCAACGGCAGGGAAATGCCAGAATGTATCTTGGTCAGTTTCGCTAGAATGTTTTTATTTATAGGAGAATAAAATGGCAACAATACCAGCATTAGGTTTAGCAATAGGAGGAGGTCTTATAAAAGGTGGCGCAGATGCGTATCTAAAAAAAGGAATGGCTTCAGACTTAGAACTTACTGAAGAACAACTTAGAAAACTTAGAGAGCTAGAGCGTTTAGAAGCATTAGATGCTTTTGGTTTTGATAAAGGTGAAAGAGATTTATATAGACAACAGCTATTGACTCCTGTACAACAAGCTGAGAATGAAGCTTTGGCTCGGTTCGGAGCATCACAAAACATCGAAGACATCGGTCAAGGTTCAGCCTTTCGACAACAACAAGCTCTCAAACAAACAAGTGAAGCTGCAAGAGCAGAAACAGCTAGAGCAGTAGCCCAAAGAGATGCAGAGATAGCCCGTCAACAGCAAGATACTTTGATGCGTATGCGTCAGCAAGAGATGAAAAGAAAACAGCTAGAACGGGAAGCAGTAGCCTCTATTCTTGGAGCAACAGGTGATGCCATAGGAACATTTGCTTTAGACAAATCTCGAAAAGAAGACGAAGCAATATGCTTGGTGTGCCTGGATTATTTAAAGCCACAGATCAATCACTAGGTCAATCAGGGCCTGTAGCTGTAGAAAATGGAGTGATACCCCCTGGTTCTCCGCTTGCTTCAACTACCTTTGGTGCTGATGTAAGTCCTGCAATGCAACGTGCATTGCAAAGAGTTTTATTGCAGGCAATGATGCCTACTAGTGGTCTTGAAGAAGAACCTGAGAACCCACTTTTCAAAATGATGTTAGAAAACCCAGAGTTTTTTAATCAATACTAGCAAACGGAGTAGTCCAAATGTCTTTCGAGATTGCCAGACAAATTATATCAAATCGCAGAACAGCAGGAACATTACGCATAAATAATGCTATGAAGACTGCTTACAATGAGGCTTTGCAAGAATATAAATCCGTAGCAGAAGCAAGAAAAGCTGCGATAGAAGTACTAGAAGAACAGAAAAAGTATCTCAATAAGTATGAAAAGATTTTAAATGAAGCAAGAGAAAACGTTCGTAAAGGTGAAATAGATATAGCAAAGAGAGCTTTTGAGGTAAACGAAAAAAATCTAAACTTAGAAGCTCAGTATAAATTGTCT